ATGTGCTGGGTCGGAGTTGTGCCAGTGGAAGCCGAACCACTTGTCAAGTGCAGAGCGGGTTTTTGAGTTCTTGAAATGAACGAATCCTTGTAGGTGAGGTGTGCCCGAATCCTCTCCGATTTCGAATCCGATTTGGATTCGCTTCACGACTTTCCACACCGACGGGTTTTTGACTATGTCAAATAGGTCGTGTATTTTCTTTGTCTCTGTCTGGGTATAGTTGGAGTGCCTCAGCACCCACCTCCTCGCACCTCTCGCTGCCATAGTGGCAGCAGGGGGGGCTCTCGCTATATGAACCCAGAACCTCAAGGTGGTTATCCTATTGGAGTTCCATCGGCGAAGCCGATTACCACTAGCCACGCCGTAGGCTGGACTGAAGGTTAGCATTCCCCTTCAGGCCCCCGTGTGCAGTGTGTAGCCGAGGCATCGCAAGCCCGAAGTTATCTTGAGGGCGCTGGGATTGCCTACGAGGCTCACTGTGGGCGGGGGCAGCGGTTCCGAAGGCGGCATTTGAGCCTTGAAATATTTATTAGTCATCGCTGCCCATGTCTTGACATGGCAGCGAACATGACAGAATCGGTACTCAATTTCAAATTGATAGGAGCAACAGCAGCGACGAGCCGATTCATAGACATCGCTAGAAGCATGTCAATTGTGAATCGACGTCTGGTGCGCCAGCACGGACTTTGGCATATTCACGGCATCAAGGTTATTGGAAGGGACGCCACAGACCCCTATGCTGGCTTCCCGTATGAGGTGAATGTCTCAGGGGCTCCTAGGACTTGGGTGGTTAAGACCGCCCTTCAGAAGACATTCAAACTTTGGAAGGCCCAGCAACGCCGGGTTTTCAAGGCGCTGGGTTCGGCGGCTATCAAGCCGAAATGGCATGACTTCAAGGTTTATTTGAATGAGGCACATCGTTCCGGGACGGAGTTAACTCCTACATCAGGGTCTCCTCTGATGCTGTCCGGCGGCGGTGGTGATGCGTACATCACAGGCGAGTGGACACACTCAAGAATAGTCATGGCGGGCGATGTCAATTCAGTGACGGAGCCTATGCTCCATATCGTTGGCGGGGATAATGGTTCTACCAACGTCGGCATGATTAACCAATATGAGATGATTCGCATGATTCCGGAACAGGGTCCGGACATGCAGTCGGATATTGAACAGAGCATTTTTGCTCGGGGCTCGGAGGCACATTCCGAAGCGGTTGAGGAATTGATTGAGAATCTGGAAATTGAGAATGATACGCCTCCATATGACATTGACGATTTGCCCGGTGGCGAAGTCAATGGATGTGATGCGATGACCTATGCGTATGGGTCGAATACCTCGACTCACTCTTCGGTAATACCGTTGCATGGGTTCACCTGTCCTAATGGAGTGTTCGAAATTAGAGTTGACCCCGGTGCCCCAGCACCTACGGAAGTGGATTATTGGATTCAGGTTTTTGTTTCCCACAAGGAGGCATATTGATGGCGACTAAATATGGAAAGTCCTTCCGAGCGAAGCGTGGAAAGTACAAAGGGAAACTCGTCCGGTATGCCTACAAGGGCGGGCGAAAGTCTTCAAAGAGAATGGTGCTGGCCGGTCGGAAGACGGGCAAGCGGTGGTACTGATGCACCGTCCAGACCGGTATCATCATTGGTTAGGATTCGACTATTTGTATCTGGGACCGGGTACTCCGGCAGGCCGAAAGGCAACTCCCAGAAGTCGGGTCGACAAGGTGGCCCAGAAGCATGATAGACGATATTCAAAGGCTAAGCGGTTGGGATTCGCCGGAGGCGGATATCGTGCTGGTGCTGATGCTCTCGCTGGGCTTGAAATGGTTGGTGTTGGTGTTCTTGATATGGAGGCTGCCGGGGTTCTCGGTGGCGGCCTTCTCCTTGGTCAAGCGATGGTTAGAGGAATCACGTTAGGACTCGTCCCCATGCCATGGGACTGAAAGTTAGATCTAACTTCTAACTTTCATCGGGTGCAAAGTACAATTTGAGATTCTTCTGTCCCGTGGGTGGAGAATCGATGGTCTTCTCGATTGTCATGTGGTCGTCGATTCGACGGTCCCATGCTGCGTACGTTTTCGGATATTGTAGTTTTTGATTTGAGTATTGCATCTCGTATTCCCAATTCGAGATTATGTACACTTTCGTAAAGTGCGCCAGTTTGTCCGTGTAGCGGGCTGGGAGTTGGGCTGGGTATCCATCGAGCCAGTTCAACATGTCTTCGATTTTGTGGGTGTTTCGAAACTCTTCAAACACAACCACGTCTTGGCCCCTGTATCCATCCCATGGATGTTTCTTGTTGAGTATGCGGTACACATTGCCGTACCCATATTTCTCCATCACGTAGCGGGTTTTGCCGGCGCCGGTCTCGCCTGTGATGTAGGTCGTTTTGACATCTCTCCAACCAGCGGCTTGTAGGTCGACATCGAGTCGGTATCTCTCGATGGCTTGGATGCATCTCAGAGCTGTACTTGGGAATTTTCGGATGATGTCGTTGGTTGTCATCCCGTCGTCAATCAGCATGACGATTCGCTCCCAGATATCGGGCTCGCCTTCTTCTCTGGGAATCCGGTCTTCTGGTAGGCCAAGTTCCAGGAGGTTCTCCTCCTTGGCGGTGTAGTTCCAATTTTCAAAGTCGGTCCCATGTGCTGGGTCGGAGTTGTGCCAGTGGAAGCCGAACCA